TCATCGAAGGTAGTATCAAAAGCCCGAGGTTCGCGCCCCAAGGAGAGTCGAGACAATTTTAAAAAGATCGGAAGAGGCATGGTATTCACTACTCGCGCCCATACTCTGCGATCGTAGGCTAAACCTTCCGAGGTTCTTCTACACAGGGTTAAGTATGTCTCTGACCGAGCGAGGGTCTTTGAAATATCCGTAATGACCCTTTGATGAATGGCAACCCTTTGAGCGAGAGCTTTTAATAGACCTATTTCTCCCCAGTCCCAACCTACTATTCTATTTCTCCCCCCACTCATAGAACTAGAGGTGAACTCACCCTCCCCTCTAGTTTTCTTATAATATTCCTCTCTAAACCCTGGCGGGGGTCCGGGATAGAGTCTATCTTGGTAGAAATAGCCCACCTTAAAAGTTTTTGGTTCTTTATCTATCCCAAGGGATTCTAGAAGAAGAATTGAATATTCATCTTCCTCTAAGATCCTCGGGCCAAGAGGGAAATCGCTCCCTGCTTGGCCTCCGATTTTGTCCCCTATAACTGGCCATCCCAAAATATACCCAGTGATTAACCCAGTCAATCCGGAACCTAATACAGCTCGGTCCATCCTATTCACCTTCCTTTAGACTCTCCTGGCAGCCATAGGAGGGTACTATTCGGGAGACTCTGTCTTCAAAGTATCCTTTGTCACTCCCCGCCAAATCCTCATAGTTCTCATATTCGAGCCACTCGTTTGGATGGGTGATATGGACGTCTAATTGTTCCTCCAATTCCCCGTAGTTAGTACATACTTCATTAAACTCTGAATAATCGTTTGAGTCGGGGCAGGGATTCCTTCCACACTCCTTAAATAAGCAGCCGAACATTTCGCTAAGAGTGTAGGACCTGTGGTATTGACATTTACCAGCATAGTCACATCCGGGTCGGAGATAGTTTCCTAAGAGAGGAAATTTCTCGTCTACTGCTTTTTTCATAAGCCAGGCGGTTGCCACGGTATCCTCCATCTCACAAAATTTCATACGATTGGCGCAAACCCCTCGCAATGAATTATAATTATAACTAACCGACCAACCATAAAAGATATTCATAGGGAGACAGAACCTAGCTGCTTGCCAGGAGGCCTTTCCAGAGTTTACTATATCGGCGTACATTTCTTTCGTATTTACTAATATCGTCTCTTCGTGGTCATAGAGGGGCCAAAGGCAAGTTGGTACCCTGATTGAGGCATCCTTCCAATTATTGTCCCTAACACCTCTAGCACTAAATACTGCCCCTAACCTAGTTCTTGCTAACTGATCAAAAGCTGCTCTAGAAGGTCCCTCAATAGCGAAAGTGAATACTGGAGCCTCTAAAGCTAGAGGTAAAGCATTCCCAGTCAGTACCGCCTTAACCACTTCGAATCTGTGCTCTGGCTCAGTTTCGTCCCACTTATTAATCTTTTTGCCCCAGCAAGAAGTTGCCATGACATATAGGGACTTGTATGGGTTTACGTTATAATCAATTAACTCGACCTTGATCCCTTCTACCCCGCGAATAAATTTTGTCCCCAAGGGCGGATCTTGATCCGGTAATGTTCCCATAACGGACCTCAATTGATTGATTTTCTCTTTACTCAAGTATATCCTCTCCTTCTCCTACTTTTCTTACGGGTAAACCCTTTGATTTTAAAGACCATTCAGAGGATCTTAGCCTTTCTCTCTAAGGTATCGGGAGTTCCTCTAGTAACTACTCAGCGGGTTAGTCAGGTCAATTCCAAGAGCCCTTGCAACGTCCCTCGGGCCTCCGACATTTTTCTCCCGATTTTCGCCAGCATTTACTCTCCCACCTCCTTAAATCTATGAAGTGACCCTACCCAGAATTGAAGGAAACCAACCTTAGCCCCAACTGCCTCCGCTACATATTCGAGAAGTCTAGAAGAGGTATAGATATCATAGCCTATGCAGGTAGATACTTCCAGACTCCTCATAGAATATAGCATACTCAGCTCACCATCTCTTAGAAAGAAATGATAACCAAGGCTACAAGGGACTCTACCGGACTCTAACTTATCAACATCTCGATCTAACTGCCATATAGCCATATATGCTTGCCGTGTATCTGGATAATCTTTGAGTAACTGGATTATCCTGGGGAGTTGATAGCACATCCGCTCAGAGTAGGTATAACTAAATTTACCTTCTTCGTCTAGGTAGGGTTTAAGAACCCCGCTCTCATCTAACTCTACTGCTTTACCGGGGTTAACTGGTTCTGGCCCTATTCTATCCAGGAAATCTTGATTAGCGAACTCTAGGCTAAGCCCATTAGCCTTCAGCATATATTCCCTGTCTTCCCAATTGATTATTTGAAAGGCAACTCCTATCATCTCTTGATACTCTACCTTTTGCTCTAGCTCTCGGGAATTAACCCTCAGAACGGTATCCCCTTTTCTCCCTTCCTTAATTTCTACCTTCTCCTCGTCCGGACCATAATAAAACTCAAACTCTTGCTTAAGCTCTGGGATGACTTTACTACTGTTTAGAAATACTAGAGATAGTCCCGGTGGAAACATTTTAATACCCTCTCTTCTGACGATCTATGTTTTCTCGATTCTTACTAACGTAATAGTTATATACATCTTTCCCATTCATACCCCATACACCGAAGAGACTAACCAGAGTTTTGACCAAGAGAAGGGCATGAAGGAAATTCGGAGAGTAATTATAACAAAGTCCGAGATGAATAGACATCCTCCGTATAAGTATCTCTGTTAATTCAAATTTATGACGAAGTATCCTAGGGTCCAGATTATGTTGACCCATTACTAATTTCAGCTCTGCCCCAATCATATCGTCCAGATCGTCTTCATTAGGGTCTAACAGATAGGACTCATAGATACATTTCTCCGTCTCCCCCACGACCAGGAGAAGGGATACTACGAAGTGGAGTATATCAATTAGCTCAAACCTTATCTCTATAGGATGAACCTCAAAAGTCGAATAGTCCTTCCAGTGCTTCCATGGAGTCCAATCTCGCACTTCGTTCTTTTCTGAGTCACAACAGTCGAGAAATTTATCCCACCACATTAGCTTCTCCCTCTGCATGTCAGGGAGTTGCAATTGGTCGAATGGGCAGAATCTCCCCCCGAATTCCTTCTGAAGCCTAAATATCTCCTTAAGTGGGTCAGCGGGGATTGGATATTCCTTTAGTAGTTGACTACAGATAGCTCTGTCCGACATTACTCGTTCTCCCTCCTATATAATTCTTGAAATTCTTCCTCACTTATACCCCGGCCATCTTTTTCTATGAGCCATACTCCATCTCTCTCTTTCAAGAAGACGGATTTGCCATACCATCTTCTATCGTAGAAGATTTCAGCATCCACCTCGATGGGTACATCCAACTCCCAAACCTTTTCCATATCGATGACGAGTCTTTTCGCAGCTTCGATCCCAGTTTCCACAGGGGCTCCTGCTATGTTCTCATCATGCACGGTGAGCAGGAGGTACCCTAATAGCTCATTGAATCTGTGGTCCTTCCATACTTCCAGCATGGATAACTTCATAATATCTGCGGCAGTCCCCTGTATCTCGGAGTTTAGTACGGTTCTAGCAGCCTTTTTCCTAATCCAGAAGATCTCGGAGTATATGTCTGGGATTCTTCTCTTCCTCCCATAAAGGGTCTCCACATATCCCTTCTGTTTACAGAATCTCTTAAGATCCTTGATATGTCTAGCAACACCCGGGAACCTTTCATAAAAGGAGTCGATTATTCGAAGAGCATCGACCTTATCTATGGCGAGTTTTCTCGAAAGACCTACCTCCGTCATGTCGTACATTATACCGAGTAGAATTGTTTTCATATTCGTCCTATACTTAGTACCCTCGCCACAGTCTTCGGGGGTTAGTCTAGTTCCTTCGATCTCTGAGTAGATTTCTGCAGCCATTGAGGAGTAAAGATCCTCCCCATTCCTATAGGCAGCTAGCATAGTTGGGTCTTGAGAACAGTGTGCCAGAATTCTGGGTTCAATTTGGGAATAATCCGCTGAGATCAACACATGACCTGGTTTAGCTGTAAACATAGTCCTTATTTTCTTATTCTTTCTCGGGATATTCTGAAGATTTGGATTAGAGGAAGAAAATCTTCCCGTCCTCGCCCCAACCGCATTGAAACTACAGTGAACCTTTCCAGTTCGGGGACTGACCATTTTAGGAGACTTTTCTAGATAGGTAGTAAGGAGTTTATTATTGGCTCGATAGTCTAGGATAGTCTCTGCTACCGGATGACCCATATCTGCTAGATCCTGTAGAGCGTCTTTCTTAGTACTCCTGTTATAGAGATCAGGGAGTCTAAGCTCATCGAATAATTTCGCTGAGAGCTGCTTCGGACTATTCAAATTTATTTCTCCTAGAGTGGTATCCAGAACGGATTTGAGCTCCTCATTATACTCCGTCAATTCCTCCGCCAGTTCGTCTGCCCTATCTAAGTCTAGAGGTATCCCCTCCTTCCTCATGTCTATGAGTACTGGGATTAGGGGTAGCTCGATATTATAATAGACATTAGCTAATCTATCAATACTATCGATATAGGGCTTCTGAAACTCCCTCAGCTTCCTAGTCATATAACCATCTTTAGCTCCGTAACAAGTAGCGACGTTCAGAGGGACTCGATAGAATCTAATCTTACCAAACTGCTCTTCGTAAGTTTCGACCCCAAGGGCTTTAATCTCTGGATCAGTCTCCTTCTCTGCGAGATACTTCCCATATAAGTCCTTAAGTTTTCGAGACCGCTCATTCTCGTTTAATACATGGGAGGCTGGGTGACCGTCCCAAGCAATATTTTCGACTTCTAAACCCCAGTCGCCCCAGAACATCATACAATCAAAATAGGCGTTGAAGAAGCCCTTTCCGATCGAAGGGTCCCGGAGTATCGGCTCTATCCAGGATTTTATCCGGACTACTGACAATTGACCCGGGATTAGAGCATCCATCTTATCAACATGAGTCATCGGGATGAAGTAATTATGACTATAAGTCTCCTCCTCCCCTATAGTTATGATCACATCAGTTATCTTATCTTGAAATGGGTCTAATCCGGTGGTCTCTGTATCAATATCTATTATCTTGTAGAACTTAGCCATCCTTGCTATCTCGTCTAGGAGATGTTCGTCTCGGGCCATTACCCGAGTGAACTTCTTGGGGACTACGATAGTCTTTTCCAACCCATATATCTCGTCAATTGTTCGAACATTTCGATATGACATCTTCTTAGGATTTTTAATCTTGTCTGTAACAGGTTTGATCGAGGAAGAGCTGTTAGGATTACCATAAATCTTTACATACTCATCTAGTCCCATCCCGTGGGTTCTAGTATGATTAGAGTTTATTATACTGAACTCTCTCTTACATATTTCGCATCGCGGCACTGATTTACCCCCTTACAACAGAGAAAGGGGTAGAATGACCTACCCCGTTTCCCTTTGTTATTTATTTGTTCCTAGACAAACGGATCCGCTTCTCTCGCACCCCGGGCTCTTTTTCTGTCCACAGGAGCATTATCTTGGATATGCTCTAACATTTTCTCCCGTTCCATTTGAAGAACGAATCTACCATATACCGGGGGTCGTTCAGGCATTTCAATTTCCTTCCCTTCTACCATTATAGGTCCTTTGTCCTCGCCGAAGAATTGGTAGGAAGTTTTAGGATCATTCTTCTTCCCATGTCTTTTGATCTCATAGTCTCGATTATTAAGATGACCATATTTTTCAATAAATCCTAATAAGTGGTCAATAACTGTTGTGCCTCTCTCCCAGCATTCAACGTTATCCGTCCCGTAATTGTAGAGTACAATAAACAGTCTTAAAGCTGGTTTTCCGTACTCCTCACAGAAAGGACAGTCCTCTTCTAAACATTCAACCTTCTTTCTCTTCCCGTCAATTTCGACTTCATGGACTAGCATGATCTCCAGATCTTGATCATCCTCGTGGAGCATTCTGACCTTAGCTGTATCTCCATCATTTTTCAACTGGAAGAAATCGACACCGGAGCTAGAGTACTTTTTTACATAGTTTTTGATGGCCTCTCTGCCTTTGATTTTACCCATTAGTATTAACTCCCTTTCATGTAATATTGGTCTTCAGGTTCATAAGAAGAAGAAACTTTGCCCTATTCCTCGATATATCAGAACTGATAAAAGTCTGACACTTCCCTCCTCCCTTATCTTCTATTATGATAGCTTTTCCTCTAACGATGGCTAGTAGAGCGGATAATAGGATAATTAGTCTGGATAGGGTCAATAGATTTTCCTCCTTACTAAAAGTTCTTTCATCTAAATTATACGCGATAACTTCAAAATAGTTAATCTAACTGATCATAAATTCAAATTTTGGTTTTAGTGCCTTTACTATCTGTGATATCCTCACCCCGCTCAGGTTCAGCTTGTCCGCGATATCTACATTCATATGACCTTCGTAAATCATCTCAACGCAAACTCGTTCATTGGGGTCTAGATCTAGACCCTCTATGAGTAAATCTAACTCTACCTCGTCCTCAAAATACTGAGGACATTCCAATGGAATCTCTCCCTCTAATTCTAGCAGAGCTTCATAGCTAACTTGCTCTAGCTCCGTAGTCCTCTTCTGAGCATTACTCTCTCTTATGATTTTCTTAATATGATTGTCTAGACTCGTGAACAGATAAGTTACAAACTTAGTCTTGTGCTCCCTCTTCCAATGACGACAACAGCAGAGGGTTTTAATAATCAGTTCTTGATACAAGTCTTCTTTATCAATTCCCACTACCCATACCATCGTTCTCTTGATTAGCAAGGGATGAAATCTTTGAAGTATTAGGTCAAATTCACACTCTCCTCTCTGATAGGCCTCTATTAAATCCTCCCCGCTCAGATGATCGAAAGATTCAGACTCCTCCTTACTTTTTGCCAACGAAGATACTATTGAGGTTAACCAACCAAGCCCCATATCTTTGACTCACCTCCGAAATTGGTAGATTTTGGTTATGTATGAATATTTTGGTTATATTCTTAATTATATCACAAATTGCACAAACAATATATAATTATTCCTAAAATTATAACTCTTTAGATCAGAAAGGGCTGATGGGGTTGATCTCTATATCCGCTAATAGACCCTTCCTGAGTAGATCATTAGGGTCCTTGAATTTCTGCGGGTACTTAGGTTTGAATAAAGGAAAGTAGGGGGAGAGCTGAGGAATGGCTTTCTGGAGAGCCTTCCTCCCTGGAGGGTCATTGTCAAAGAAGAGACAGATTGAAACCCCTTTAGCTACCCTTATTAATTGTTTTACTTGGTCCTTGAAAATTGTATCCCCTTGTACCCCCGCCCCATACTTTTTTGAGACATAAAAAGAGAGCACATCAAATTCACCCTCGCAGAGATAGATCATCTTAACTTTTTCTCTATTAACCTTGATAACGTTTAAGCCATAGACTATCTCTCGTTTATCGGCCCCTTCGTCTATATGATACTTGTGAAAGTCACTATGTCCTATCGGTCTTTTCTTAATGAAGACTAACCGTCCTTTAAGATCTCTCATAGGGATCGTTATGGACTCCGTCTTATCATCGAAGCCTATATCAAAATGATCTATTACCTTTTGGGTCAATCCTCTCCTATACATATACTCATGGTCATAAGCATAATCCTCCAGGAGGGACTCTGGGAGGAAGAATTGTCCCTTTGACCTAGGGGATAAATCTAATGATAGTAACGGTCTTTCCCCTTGAAGAGGAATAAAATATCTCCGTAGAATCCATCTATATCCTAAAACCTTGTTACCTAAGTGGAGAGTCTTAGCTATTAATCCAGGTAGACTATCCGAGTATCCACATCCGAAACAGTGAAGGATACCCGTTTCCCGATGAATAGAGCAGCTAGGAATCTTCTCTATCCCTCCATGAGCCTCCGTGTTGACGCAGGAGATAAAGACATCATCCCCAGATCTTTGTCTCCTATTGAATAAGACTCTCCCTTGAGTTCTTTCAACTTCAGAACTCAAATCGTCTAGTATAGTATCTAAGTCCACAGACATTGGCCTACCCCATATTAGGATGACTAACCCCTCCTCTTACTCCTCGACCTCCAGAGGAACCATTAGTATTTAGGTAGCCGAAATTAGGAGTATGTTTGATCATTGGTTTCATGCTTTTCCTCCTCCTGATCTCTAACCTTTACCCAAGCTAACCAACCGAGTTCACCAGTAGCCCAAGTAAAGAAACAGGCAGTTAGAGTAGCGGGTTCTTGTCCTCCTCTATACACGATATAGAGTACGATGACCGTGTAGAGAATTACCAGAGCGAAGATCCTATTTACTACGCCCTTAGAAAAGTCTTTCTTTTTCCGATTAATCCTGATCACCCCCTGACCGAGCTAGTCTAATTAACCCGCCTATCGGATCATAGGTTGATTCTTGAATACAGTTATGATCTTTATCCCAATAGGAGATACCTGAGATATAGATTAACTCTCTCTGTTTAGTAATGTTAACCTGTAATTGCTCTGCATTCTTAGGGATAGGCACATTCCTATGGGCTACCTTTAATATAAATTGACCATTAGCAGCGTCGCGAGACAGACCTTTCTGTACGAAACCGAATTTATCTAGCCCTATAATAGCCAAGACGTCTTTGGCATTAAATTGACTCCAACCTGATTCTATCATTAGTGTCTCTGATATTCTTAACTCGACTGTTTTCATGCTTTTATCCCCGCCCACTATCTTTGATTTGTAACACTCACTCTTCAGCCATTTTTACCGGTCCCATTTTTAAGAGTGTCTAAATAGAGGATGAATTCACCCATTCATACTGGGACCTCTCCTTCTCTCTCCTTTTAGAATACACTCTCTGGATTAGGATCATCTTTCTCCAAAGCCAGAGGCTCTATCATTCCAGTATCTATATCCCACTTCATTAGAATATCTACCCCCGAGCGTCCCATAGTATTCTTCTTAAGTGATAGCTTCAGAATACCATCTAATATCCGTTGGGATAGAACTCTTGTTGAGTCTTGACCTATAGAGTCTGACTCCGCAATATGGAAGAGTTCCGGAGTTGCATCTTTATCTTTCATCGCGATCTTAGCTGATTCCCTACCAGACTGACTAACCATTATAACCGGTTTCCCTATTCTATTAACCATCTTCCTAGTATACCTAGTGATATTAACATAAGATTCACGAATACTCCTGGTTGGTTTATCTGGGGCTAGGAGACTTAATTGGTCAATACCTATTATATCTGGTTGATGAAGTTCAATAAGCTCTTCTATTATAGGCATTGTGAAGGGTTCGTCATTATTATCAGTACTATCGAGGACTATGAAGGGAATATCAAAATGTTGCGCCTGTTCAACATAATTCAGATAATCCTCTGTAGTCTTAGAGGGGCTTCTATCCGTCCAGGCTAAGACTTCTTTACCTGACATAAGGGCATCATTACTAAAGTGTTCTAGAAGAGTATCAGCCCTGTAGCCTACTAGCAGTTTACTATTCTCAAGAGAGAGCATTAAGACCTTCTTCTTCTGCAGAGCCCAGGGCATCAGTAATAGGTACTCCAGTATCCAAGATTTACCCTGTTCTGTACGGGCTGTTAAACTTACAAAGTCATTACCTAGCCAACCATGGGTTACTCTATCCAATTTCTCAATATTGGAAATGCAGCCTAAAATCCCCTCCATATTTAACTTCTTAACATAGACATCAGCCCTTTCTTGAGCCCTTTTGAAGAGGTCATATACTTCGAGGTTCTTGACGAAAACGATAGATTTGTATAGCTTCTCTCCTTGTTCTTTCATATACTTTATCGCTTCTATACTATCGTCTCTGGCCCGCCGGTTTATTTCTTGAAGAGCTTGTGCGACCATACCATAGCCCTTCTCTTCCTTCAACTTGTCTATTAAGGCTGCTTCTGATTCATCCACCTCAAATAAGTCGAAGTCATTAAACTCGTCAAGGAAGGTGGAGGCATGGGGAACTACGTTATACTTTGTATAGTGTTTCTTAATAAACAGAAACTCTTCTCTATACCCCGGAAAATAACTTTCATCGAGATCGTTCTTCTTAATAAGGTCATAGGAACTAGTACTCAGAATATAGTTAAGTATCTGGCATTCGACCATGCTAGGTTCTACTGATACTGATTCTTGTTGTTCCTCCTGTCTAGTCTCCTCTTCTGTCACTCTCTGACCTCCCTACATTAATAATCCTACCAACTTGACCAACTATCTCAGCTTCGTATTGTAATTCTATATCGTCCTTATGGCCCCGGGACTAAGTTTGTATTATTAACTGTATAGAGTCTGTGGTTCTATTTACCAATCACACCTCCTATGATCTGGGCCAGTAAACTCGATTTGCTTTGCAGAACCTTCTAGTCTACTTACTATCCTGGACCCTATCCTGGGGTGTAAATGTGCCAGAGACTGATTACTAGTATAAAGACTAGCTAGATTATTAGACACACGGAAGTTGATTAGGGTGTAGAGACGCTCTCTTACCCAGTCAGACGGCTTCTCCGCACCAAGATCGTCGAATAGAATCAATTTCGGAGCATGGTCAATATCCATAAGCTCTTCCAATACCCCATCCAACTCCTGGTCCTTGTTATTGAAACTTTTCCTGATTCTGTCAAGAAACTCTGTGGTGTTAATGTAGAATACTCTTCTGTTATCTGTATTGTATGGGTCTTCTAGAAGGGATCTAAATAGATATCTTATGAGTATAATACAGCAAATGGAAGTCTTCCCCGTACCAGTTTGTGTACCGTAGGCGTACAGACCTTTACCTTCATTTACTAGGCCTCGTATATTAGCCATATACCGAGTTATCTCTGCCGCCTCCTCAGCCAGCTTTAGATCAGTTAACTTGAGCGAAAGATATCGTAAAGGTATATTAGTCTGATCGATATATAGTTTACTGGCTAAGTAGTAGAGTCCTTTACGTTGACATATATTACAATCTAGATACCCCGAGCAAACTTCAGAAAACCAACAGTCCTTCAAAAGTATTCCCCCTCCCATCCTCTAGAGTCGTAATATCTTTGCATCTTCCCCCTCATAAACTCGTTTGCTACCGCCTCATCCCTCCCAGACCAAGAATATTCACCTTTTACTCCAATGTAGTAGTTATGACCTATCTCGTGAAAAAGGGCTTCCAAAATCTCACTCATTCTATACTCAGGATTAGTCGAGATAATAATGTAGCCTTGACGTGGTGGGGAGGTTATAGGGTTTAAAGTTAGATTAAAGTTAGATTCTCTAGGAGAATCCGCCGGCCAAGTATATTCACCTCTAGGTTCGCGAGATAATACTAACTTGATATATCTTAAATTCATAAGCTCTTCCTTAGTTACTAACCGCTCTACCCGTGGTATCTCCTCGTTTAATAGCTGAGTTAACCGATTGGGTGGATAGCTAGGGCCGGCTAAGCTAGGCCCGGGGCAAAGAAGGGGAAGTCTCAGCGGAACACCTTTAAGAGAATAGCGCTCGTTTATAAGACTATCTAGGAGTTTATAGTTTATCTCCCCGCCTAGCTCAAACTTAGTTGGTGTGTATTTCTTTTGTTCCATTCTAGCACAGCCTTTCTTAAAAAGTCTTCTGCCCATTCTCTCTCTGTTTTAAATCGATCAAACCAGTCTAGAGGAATATACCCACTCTGTGCTAAGACGAGTAACCCGTAATGGACAGTAGGATCATTTAAGATACTATTCCAGGTCCTGGGGAATTTCTCTATCGGAGGGTAGTCTCCGGGGACATTAATCTTCTTGGATGCCTCCTCTCGCTCTTTAATATATTCTTTTTCCCTCATTAAATTATACGCAAAATCGAGTAATTTGTTAATCAGCCAATCTTGTGAAAGACTGGTTATCTCTGGGCGAGGGTACTTACTTCTATCTATATCCAACTGGTCATAATACTCGAATAGGCTATTTACTATCTGGACCGATTTCTCCTCCCCATACTTCTTAATTAAGGCAGAGTTTAATATACCTAGAATCTTTGGGAGATCTGAAGGGCGAGGGTTATTGGGATAGCGTCTGTACTTCTTTATATATTTCTCTCTAAATAACCGGTAGATATACTTCGGCGTTACTCTCTCCCCCGGCTCCTTTTTTTCTTCCACCAGGAATTCACTTAGTATTTCCTTAGGAGGTAGGTCTGACTGATCCGCCCCTGTCGTACGAGTATTTTGAGTTATAGGTTCTTCTGACTCTATTGTATTATCAGGCTCCCCTGAAGTATTTTGGGCTAGGACTCCATTCGGGGGTTCTACTGACTCCTGAGGCGTAGCCGAAGGTGAGTATTTATTAGTATTCTTTTTTGTATTATTATTAGTATTATTTGTGCCTACGACCGCAGTTTCAAGGTTCCCTCGTTCGCAGTATCTTTGTTCTTCGCTCGTTTTCTTCCGCCTCTCTTTTATTAGTTCTCTCCCCTTCTCTATATAGCTGAGGATGAGTTGATAGTCCGTAGTTATCTTAAAATATCGTTTAGAGGGGAGCCCTCTAACCTGTACACGGATTAAGCCGAGATCCTCTAGCTTTTTAATACAAGTTCTTTGGGATCTATCTCCTATTCCAGTAGCGTAGGTTAGGTCCTCTATGGTATTATAAAAGCTGCCATCTGGTTGTAACTCCTCCCTAATCTCGAAATAGTTATATCTAGAGAGTAATTCGCAAAAGATCACTGCTTCCTTTAACCCGATAGACTGGATTAGATTCTTATTAATTATTATGCTCCCGCCCTCTGACCGCAATAAATCGTATATTATCTCTTCCGTTTTCAGATCAAGCTCACTCCTTTATAAAAGTCCTTTCACTAAATTATACGCATCTAGTGCGTCAATATTAACCGTATTTTGAACTATATTTTCCCAACAAAATACCCATCTAGTCAGACGGGTATAAGTAGAGTCTATATAAGAAAGCCGTCCAAGTGTTAAAAGGATTTGAACCTTTTACCTAGGATATCAGCCATGACCACTTGGGGAGGGGCGACCTCTTTTACGGCTTTCTTATATAGACTCTTAATATCTTGGACCTAGTCTTAATCTAACTTCCGAGTGGTGTGCCACTCGTTAAATGAACAAAGTTCTACTCCCTCGGCAAACCGATCTTCG